CGTTGAAACTTGCTGCTGCCGATCTGATCGAGCGCCTGACCGCCGAGAATGCGGTGCTGCGGGAGAAGGTGCCGCGGTGGATTAGCGTGGATGAAAGGCACCCAAAGCCTGGAACGCGCGTTCTTGCTACGGACGGCGTATTTGTTGGAGAAGCATACCGAACAAGCGCTGATACGTGGCGCAGATATGATGGCATTGCAATGCGGGACTGCATCGGCAGCGTAGTCACACACTGGATGCCGCTGCCGGAAGCACCGAAGTTTGCAGATGTATTGCGAGGAGCGCCGGAAGCGCCGGAGGAAGGAGAAAAGGCATGAGCTACGATATTTCGTTCAAGGTCAAAGTCGAAGGAGTTGATACCTACGTCCCCGTTGGTGCGTGCGACGCAAGTATAACTTGGAATGTTCGGAAGATTATTGAGAAGTCAACTGGTCTGAAATGGAAGAACTGCCAGAACAATGGGCTTTGCGTGGATGTAATTCCAAAAATCGAGGCTGGCTTGAGAACGTTGGAGCAGAACCCAGATTCGTTCAAAGAATACGAAGACCCGAACGGGTGGGGGACGGTAAAAGAAACAGCACAATTTTTCCGGAACATTCTTAACGCTTGGAATGATTTCCAGCAATGGTATGAAGAACTTGTTCCGGTTACGACGTTTTGGATTGGATGCTGGCTTCTTACGGAAGCGCCGGAGGAAGGAGAAAAGGCATGAGACTTACAACGGATACCCCGAAAAACAATCTTGAAATGGCGCTGAACCTGTTCTACGTCAAGGACAAAGAGGTATGGGAACGGCTCAAAGCATATGAAGATGCGGGATTATCCCCGCAGGCGTGCGCCGAGGCGCGGGATATAGAAGAAACGCTTTCCGGCTGTGATTACTCCATCTCACGAATGGTGGAGCTGATGAAAGCCGACAAGGAAGGGCGCGTCGTGATTCTGCCGTGCAAGGTGGGCGATACGGTGTGGTTTAAGACATACAAAAATAACGCGCGAGATTGCATTGGCGTGCAACCACATGAGGTTACAAGAATATCAGCAAGCATCATTGTTCCGGGGGAAATTGTGGATATCGGTATCCCTGTGGACCAGATCGGTGTGAGAGTATTTTTGAGCGAGACCGAAGCGGTTGCGGCTGACGCGAAACCTCCGGCTGGAAATTCCATTTTGGAAGTTTAGGAGGCGAAGCAGGATGGAACGGATGACAAGCCGAGATGAGGATTGCGTGCTGGTAAACGGTCACGCGCTGGGTTATGCGACGATCGGCGAACTCGTCCAGATGGCGGAACGTCTCGCAGCGTATGAGGATATGGACAGTAAGCGGCTCAGACCGGGCGATACGGTTTGGCTGTCTAAGATGTTTTACACGCGCCCCAAAAAGCCCGTGCCGGTCACGGTAGACGCAATCCGCATTGACGTCAACGGCACAACGTACATAACCGGGCGGAAGAGATTCTGTGAGGACGCAATCGGGCGAACGGTGTTTTTGACGGAGACAGAAGCCGAGAAGGCAATGAAAGGAGAAACTGAAAAATGAAAAAACGAATGGCTTTGCTTCTGGCGGCTATCATGCTTATTGCAAGTCTCGCAGGATGCATGACGAGGGAAGCGGACAAGGTAAACCACAACATGAACGTTGCCGCTGACAATTTCAGCTGTGAGCGACGGATCACGGTCTACAACGCGAGAACTGACAAAATCATCCTCTACGCCGAGGGATATATGTCCATCAGCAACAACTCCTCTTCGGAGCTGGTCGTAACGTGCAAGGTCGGCGCAAACGAGTACAAGAAGAATTACATTTACCTCAACGACTACACGCTCTACGTGGTCGAGGACATCACCGGCACGCACGCCGACCCGTACCATTATTTGATCGAGTTCCACACCGAGTTCCCGGTAAATGTGGATGTCAAGCCGTAGGAGGGCAAGAAGGATGGCGATGAAACTAGTATGTGACCGATGCGGGGCGGAGATAAACCCCACAAGCTCTGCGACGTATGTAAACGTACGAAGCGCGTTCCTTGAGGAATCACCTGATATTGAGCTTTGCTGCTCCTGCGCGATGCAAATCAAAGAATGGCTTAAGTCGCGTGTAGAGGAGGGCAAGAAGGATGGCTGAGGTACATTGGTTACAGATACTCCACATTCTTTTTGTAGGGTTTTGGCTTGGATATTTGGTGAAAGGATGGGCGAAGTGGTGATGGCTAAGCACATAACCAAAGCGCAGTTGAGACAACTCTATCAGTCTCAGCTCTTCGATAACGACGAATATCTGAGACTTTTAAAAGAGTTTGCAGGGATAGAATCCCGACCGACCACGGAGTACAACCACTACGACGAAAATGGCGAATTTATTGGTAGCAGCGTGGACACCGATCTTTCTGACCTGCTGGACGAGGCTGGCGTGGAGGTGCGGGACGATGGCTGAATTGAAACCGTGCCCGTTTTGCGGCGGAGAGGCAGCGTTTTTGGGCACAACCTGTACGATAAAGTGTAAACAGTGCGGAGGGGCGTTTATCGCCACAAATCCCGTTGCGGCAAGGATGGAAACCGCGGCTGCGTGGAACAGGAGGGTAAATGATGGCTGATTACATCAAGCGCACAGATGCGGTTAAAATCGCCGAAAAGTACGGGCTTGCGAACGGCTCTGTATTGGGACGGCATACCGGACTGGCGGATTGCATTGCAAGAGATATTTCGGATTTGCCCGCCGCCGACGTTGCGGAGGTGGTGCGTTGCAAATACTGTAGACACCTTGGGGCACCCCTTTCTGGCGGATGCTACGATTGCAAAAAATATATGCTGCCGTATTGCAGACCTGATGATTTTTGCAGCCACGGCGAGTATCAGACAAATACAGGAGGTAGCAATAATGTGGCTGATTGATGCGAACCAGCTATACGACGCAGCAGAAGAAAAGTACATGGAAGATCGGAGCAAAACCGAGAATGTTATCACGCGCGTAATGTTGAGCCAAGCGCGACAGAAAATTCAGGAGCTGATTGCATATGCACCCTCGGTAGACGCTGAACCGGTCGTGCGTTGCCAAGATTGCAAGAATTTCCGTCGGAATGAAGAAAATGACCCGTACTGCGCAGATCGGAGAGGGCTTTCAGACCCGGAGCCTGACGGGTATTGCAGCTACGGAGAACGGAGGGAAGAATGAACATTACACTTTTGAAATATCCCACAGATGAGGACTGGGCGTTTGCCAAACAGTGCGCTTTGGTCACCATCGGTAAGGAGATGAAGACGGAACCGGACATGGAGTGGAAACACGCCATCCTCCGGGCGCAGCACAGCCCTATTCGGACGCTGCAATTCGCGTTTTACTTGGAGGGCGTGCCATACTGGGTAAGCACCCATTTAGCCCGCCACGTCCACGCACAGCCGTTTATCCGGTCGCAGCGGAATGACCGGCAGAACGAATACGACCGGAACGCAGCGCGGCAGGACGCGCCGGTAGACATGATCTGGTACATGAATGCCGAAGAGCTGATGGCGATTGCGGAGAAGAGACTGTGTTATCTGGCGGCAGATGAGACGCGCAAGGCTGTGAAAATGATGTGCTGCCTTGTAATCGACAAATTGCCGGAGTTCAAGGGGCTGTTTGCAGCACATTGCGCGAAATACGGCGATTGCCCGGAAATGAAGCCGTGCGAGACCGGAAGGAGGCTGCAAGGTGGGAACAATTCTTGCGATTGACCCCGGCAACATTCAATCCGGCTATGTAATCGTAGAGCACGACGGGAAGGAAATCCGGAAGGTGCTGGACGTTGGTAAAGTTCCGAACGGGGAGATATTCCCCGTTCTCTGCCGGGAGTATCAGCACCTGGCAATCGAAATGGTTGCCGGTATGGGAATGCCAGTCGGTCAAGAGGTGTTTGATACGTGCTTCTGGATTGGGCGGTTCTGGGAATATGCCGAGCTTTACCGGGAAGGGTACCAGATACAGAAGATCTTCCGCCGGGAAGAAAAGCTTTACCTTTGCGGCAGAGCGTCGGCGAAGGATGCGAACATCCGGCAAGCCCTCGTCGACCGCTACGCGCCCGGTCAGCCGAACTACGGCAAGGGAACAAAGAAGAACCCCGGTTTCTTTTACGGGTTCGCCGCCGACATGTGGGCGGCTATGGCGGTGGCTGTGACGTATTTTGATAAGTACATAAGGGGGATACAGCTATGAGTACAATGAACGATCTGGCAAAGCGTATTCGCAGAAGCAACAAGGCATATTTTGCCGCCGGTATGGAAGCCGGGAAGCAGAAGGTGACGGACCTTTTCTTTGTGGCGGCGCATGAACTGGGCATGCTCAAAAGCCCGGCGAAGGCAAAGGAACTTCTGGACAAAATGGAGCAGCTGGACGCAGAGTACGGCGTAGCATGGCTGGGCAAGAAAGAATCCGACGATGCAATTCACCGGCTGGACTCGAGCCTTAAGAAGCTCTGCGGCCCGTTCTTTCAGCCGTTTTTCGAACGGAACGATACAATCAAGGATTGGCGGGACAAATGAAAATTATGTTGGAGCTGAACGTAGGAGAAACGGGAACCCAGAATAACTGTCAATGCGATGTTTGCGGGAAGAGATTCCACAGAAAGCCTAGTCAAATCGAAAAATCCAAAAGGCATTATTGTTCAGTGGCATGTCACGCTGCTGCAAAAGCATTGCTTATGCGTGGCGCTGGGAATCACCAGTACGGATTAAAGGGGAGTGCAAACGCTTCTTGGAAATCCGACATGAAAGAAACCAGATATGGGTATATTGCGGTACGTTGTCCGGAACATCCGTTTCGCGATAAATCCGGGTTCGTTCTCGAGCATCGCCTTGTGGCAGAAGAATATCTTCTCACGGACGAAAACTCCGTAGAAATTGATGGTAGGAGATATCTAAACCCGGACTATGTTGTTCATCACAAAAATTTTGACAGGATGGACAATAGACCAGAGAATTTGGCGGTATTATCTCATGCCGAACACCAGAGGCTACACTTAAATTTGAATATGCACGTAAGGAACGAGAAGGGGCAATTCGAAAAAGAAACACCAGACACAATAAAGGTAAAGCGAGTGACGGAAACAGCTGTTGTTCCTGAGAGGAAAAGCATCGGCGCAGCTGGATTCGACCTATGCGCTGACATCACAGAGCCTGTAGTAATACGCCCAGGGGAAACGGCTCTTATCTATTCTGGTATCGCCTTTGCAATCCCTAAAAATTATTTTGGCGCTATTTATGCTAGAAGCGGACTTGCTACCAGATGTGGGCTTCGACCTGCAACTTGTGTGTCTGTTATCGATAGCGATTATAGAGGGAACGTCGGCTTGCCAATTCACAATGATTCGGACAAAGAAAGAACAATTATGCCGCATGAACGTGTAGCACAAATTGTTTTTCAAAAGGCATTGGTTCCGGAGCTGGAAGTGGTCAGCTCACTCGATGAGACGGAACGCGGGGAAAATGGGTTCGGGAGTTCGGGCAGATAGGAGGTTGATGTGGTGAGCAAACCGCGCTATGGGTGGTGGGGCTACGCAAAATGGATGGTACGAAGCTACAAGGGCGGTACGCTTATGACGCGCGAGGAAATCGACGCGGTAGATGCTGCCGTCGAGGAAACAAAGCAGCTTTCCGATGGTGCGGAACGGCTGAAGCTTATTGATCTGGTCCTTTGGAAGCGTACACACACCTTACAGGGCGCTGCTATGGTGGTATATGTTTCGGAGCGTACCGCTCAGGAATGGCATAGGCAGTTTATCTACTTAGTGGCAGAAAAACGTGGTTTATATTCAAAAGTTTGCGTAAGAGAGCCTTAAACATAGTGTATCGTTGAGAGCGTAGAGGTGTATCCTCTGCGCTTTCATCCTTCTTACGGCTACGCAGCGTACTGCGGAACCTCCTTTTTCTTAGCTCCACCGGAAACCGCAATCCGGTGGGGCACGAAGGAGATAGAAATATAAAAAATGCGGCTCGTTCTCCACAGCTGCGAATAAAATACAAGGAGATTATACCATGAATGAAGATTTGATGATTTTTGAACGCAAAGAACAGGCTGTTGTGAGCAGCAGGACGATTGCCGATCGCTTCAACAAAGACCACAGAAGCGTGACTCGCAGCATTGAAAATCTCACTGCGCAAAATTGCTCGGTGAAAAATATGTTCATCAAGAGCCACTATGACACGGAACGCGGGCGCTCATACAAAGAATACCTTATGAACCGCGATGGATTTTCTCTCTTGGTAATGGGGTTCACCGGGAAAGAAGCGCTTGAGTGGAAACTAAAATATATCGCAGCGTTTAACCGCATGGAAGCTTTCATCCGCGAAAGGAAGGCTTCTGAATGGCTCATGACAAGAAAACAAGGGAAGCTTGTGCGGAGAGCTGAGACGGACACACTTGCCGATCTGGTTGAATATGCAGAGGCGCAAGGCAGCCGGAACATGAGAAAGCAGGTATACACGATTTACTCGAAATTGGTAAACGACCTTGTCGGGATTCAAGGCGGCCAGCGCGACAGCGTCCCCTTCAAAACGATATCAGTAATTGGGTTTCTTGAAGATATGATTTTGCACACAGTTTCAGAAGAAATGCAAAAAGGAACTCACTACAAGGAAATCTACAAAATTTGCAAGGCGAACGGTGAACAGATAATGAGGTTCGCTTACCTGCCAGAATTTACGTCGCTGGCAGGGTAACGAGGTGGTGATTATGGCTGCGAGGCTGACAGACCGGCAGAAAAAGAAAATACTGGCGGATTATGTTCAGACGAACAACTATTGTGCCACGGCGAAAATAAATGGAGTGTCCGCTACAACAGTCAAGAACATTGTTCTTGCAAATGCGGAAATTTTGGGAAAGTGTGAGCAGAAAAAAGAAGAGAACACAGCAGACGTCCTAGCCTACATGGACGCGCATAAAGACCTTGTATGCTCTTTCATCGGGAAGGGATTGGAACTGCTGAATGACCCGGATAAATTGAAGGCGGCGAACCTGAGCCAGATTACAACGGCGATGGGGACGTTGATCGACAAGTGGGCTATGGTGCAGGAGAAGGCGGGAAACGATGACAAGGACCCCGTTCGGGTGATTGTTGATGTCTGATATTCGACTTTCTGAGAAAATCGGTTCTGCATTCTATGAAGTTGCACGGGACGTCTTCCAACATGGACACACGCACTATGACGAAAGCGGCGGGCGCGGCTCGCTGAAATCGTCGTATGTATCCATAGTTGTCCCACTACTATTGGTACAGAACCCAAACACACACGCGCTTGTGCTGCGAAAGGTTGCAAATACCATACGCGATAGCGTTTATGCGCAGTACATATGGGCAATCGGTGAGCTTGGCATGGCGGCATATTGGGAAGCAAAGGTTTCCCCGATGGAGCTGATCTACAAGCCTACCGGGCAGAAGATCATGTTCCGGGGCGCTGATGACCCCATGAAGATCAAGTCTATCAAAGTGCCGTTTGGCTACATTGCCGTGACGCACTTTGAAGAAAAAGATCAGTTTGCCGGACGTGCGGAAATCCGAAACATTTTGCAGTCCACAATGCGCGGCGGGTCGAAGTATTGGAACTTTGAAAGCTACAACCCGCCGATAAGCCGCGATAACTGGGCGAACAAGGACAGCTTGGAAGAACGCACAGACAGGCTGTGCCACAAGTCAACATATCTGCAAGCACCGCCAGAGTGGCTGGGGCAGCAGTTTATTGACGAGGCTGAACACCTGAAAGCCACTGACGAGCGGGCGTATCAGCATGAATACCTCGGTATCCCGGTTGGGACCGGCGGCAATGTGTTTGACAGGCTCGAACTTCGGGAGATCACGGACGAAGAAGTTTCCAGATTCGATAAAATCTATCAGGGCGTGGATTTCGGATGGTTTCCAGACCCATTTGCATTTATCCGGCTGCATTACGACAAGGCAAGGGAAACAATTTACCTGCTTGACGAGATATACCAGAATAAGCTTTCGAACGAGCAGAGCGCGACGATAATCAAACAGCGCGGATATGGAAATGTGCGCGTCATCTGTGACAGCGCGGAGCCAAAGAGCGTGGCTGACCTACGGGCAATGGGATTGCCTGCGTATGAGGCGGTCAAGGGACCCGGCTCGGTCGAATACGGTATGAAGTTCTTGCAGAGAAGAACGATTGTCATTGATAGAAAACGAACGCCACATGCCTACGATGAGTTCGTTGGCTACGAATATGAAAGAAACAAAGACGGCGATATTATCAGCGGATACCCGGACGCGAACAATCATCTGATTGACGCGACGCGGTACGCCTTAGAGCCTGTGAGCCGTAGAATGGGAGTTTTTGCATGACGGTTATCGATAAATTAAAGGAACTCGGGTATACGACAATCCCAGAGGAATTCTATACATACGTGTCCCTTTGGAAGTCGTGGTACGTCGGCAAAGTCAAGGGGTTCCATCAGTACCGGCGATATAACGGGCATAAGTGGACAAAGTGCAACCGTGCAAGCCTCGGTATGGCGAAAAAGGTTTGTGAGGACTGGGCGAACCTCTTGATGAACGAGAAAGTCCAGATCACACTTGAGGGGCAGAAAGAACAGGCGTTCGTTGATAGCGTCCTGACGGAGAACAACTTCACGGTCAAGGCGAACGAAATGCAGGAAATGAAATCTGCACTCGGAACTGTAGCATATATCCCTCGTGTGGTCGGTCAAGCGGTCAACGAGAGCGGAGAGACCGTTCCGGGCGATGTTTCCGGTATCGCTCTTGACTATGTGACTATTGAGCACATTTTTCCGCTGGCTTGGCAGAATGGCTTTATTTCAGAGTGTGCTTTTGACAGCGTGGTCACACGGGCTGGAAAAAACTATCTGTATTTGCAGATTCACCGGAAAGACGAAAACGGACTTTACGTCATCGAGAACAGCATTTACCGATACGAAAACGAAACGCTTGCCGACGCACTGCTCACCGATGTTCCGGGCTTTGAGCGAATCCCCCCTGTGGTACATACGGGAAGCGACAAGAGGCAGTTCGTCATCGACAGACCGAACATCGCAAACAATCTTGACTATCTGCTTCCAGTCGGTATTCCTGTGTACGCAAACGCGATTGATGTTCTGCGCGGCGTTGACTGTGCCTATGACTGCTACGTCAACGAGTTCGAAAACGGCCCGATGATGATGATGGTCAAAATGCCCGCCACAAGGTGGGAAGACGATGAACCGACGCTTGATGACAACGACCGGCGTTTCTATCTGCTTCCGGAGGATACGCAGCAAGGGAACGTTGTAGAGACAATTTCTCCGACGCTGAGAACCGAGCAGCTGAATGTAGGCTTGCAAGACCAACTGAACGTTCTTTCTAGCAAATGCGGCTTCGGCGAAACCTATTACCGCTTTGACGGCGGCAGCGTAGCAACGGCCACTCAGGTCATTAGCGAAAACTCCACCATGTTCCGCACAATCAAAAAGCATGAGATAGTGCTGGAGCAAGCACTGGTGGAGCTGTGTCGCATCCTGCTTCGGCTGGGGAATACTGTGATGAATGCCGGTCTGAATGAAGACGTGGAGATCAGCATTGACTTTGACGATTCCATCATCGAAGACAAAGCTACAGACTTCTCCCGCGACATGCAGCTTCTCAGCGCAGGCATCATGAACGACTGGGAGTTCCGCATGAAGTGGATGAATGAGGACGAGGCGACCGCAAAGGCGGCGCTGCCGAAGGCACAGGACATGGTAACGGAACAGCAAAATGAGGTCGAGTAATGGCAAGATACCCATTCACTCCCGCGATTTTAGACGCCCTCCCAGAAGAGCTTGCCGAACTGTTCCGAGGATTGGAAGATACGCTTCTCGATGAAATATGCAGTAGGCTTGCGCTGAAAGATCAGCTGAACGAAGCGGCTGTTCAGGCAATCAGAGCGCTTCGTTCGCACGGTATCGACACGAAGGAGATTGAAAAAGCAATCCGCAAGACCTCTGGAATTAGCGAGAAGAAGCTCAAGAAGCTTTTCGGTGACGTTATTGCCAGAAACCAGAAGTATTACACATCGGTTATCGACATGGCAGGGCTGACACAGCCTGATATTCTGGTGAACACTGCGACCATCGAAGCAATCAGAGCGCAGACGCTTGATGAATTTCATAACATCACGGCTTCTATGGGATTCTTGGTGGGCAAAGGCAGGACGATGCTCCCGCCTGCGCGTGCATATCAGTGGGCGTTAGATTCTGCTGTCATGCAGATTCAGAGTGGGGCGATCAGCTACAATCAGGCGATTAAGTCTGCGGTGCAACAGCTTGCAGGCGGCGGGTTAAAAGTTGTAAGCTACGAAAGCGGGCACGTCGATCAGATCGATGTCGCTGCTCGCAGAGCCGTTATGACCGGCGTGAACGCTCTCAATCAGAAATACGCGGAGCATTCCGCCGATTATCTGGAAACAGACCTTGTGGGAGTAAGCGCCCACATTGGGGCGCGAAACACGGGGAGTGGGATGGAAAACCACGAGAGTTGGCAAGGCGGCGTTTATAGGTGGGCTGAGAAACCCGGAGATTCAAAGGGCGAGTACAAGGACTTTGTTGCCACTACCGGCTACGGTCAGGGCGCCGGTCTGGGCGGCTGGAACTGCCGACATACATTTTATCCGTTTGTGGAAGGTGTCAGCGAGCCGACCTATTCACAATCCGACCTTGACGCCATGAAAGGTGAAAACCGAAAGTTTGTGTTTGATGGTAAGGAGTACGACGGGTACACAGCTACGCAACAGCAGCGCAGTATAGAGCGCCAGATACGCAAACAGAAACGGCTCAGAGACGCTTATAAGGCTGCTGGGCTGAAAGATGACGAGACTGCCGCAAACATCAAGCTTCGCCGCCTGAATGCGAAATATAAGGCTTTCAGCGAGGCGGCGGGGCTGCCGGAGCAGCGAGAAAGGACAAAGGTATATGGACTGGGATGAAGTGAAAAAAGCCGCCGATGCCATTCTTAAACGCGGGAATGACGTTGAGATACGCCGAAAAGGCGATGGATACATCGTTTTAGAGGTCAAAAAGACAATAAAATACAACTCTCCCGCGTAATTGGGCGCGAGAAAGGGCAATTGGAGCCAGCTGACTACGATTTGTAGCCGGTTGGCTCTTTTTATTTATCAACACTGTCCGACAGGACGTTAAACAAGGAGATTTTTATGGCAGAAGAAACCAACGTGCAGGGCACGGAAAACACTGCGCAAGAGCAGGAAAAAACGTTTACTCAGGCTGACGTTGACAAGATGATTCAGTCGAGGCTTGACAGAGAACGGAAGAAATACCCCAGCGAGGAAGAGATTACCGCATACCGGACATGGAAAGACAGCCAGCAGACCGAACAGGAACGGCAGGCAAAGCAGGCAAAAGACCTTGCAGACAGTAAGGCGGCACTGACTGCATTGCAGGCTGAAGCCGAACAGCTCAAACGGGACAAATACGTCCTGAGCAAGGGCTTGAGCGGCGAGGACGCTGAGTTTATCGCATTCAAGGCTACAAAGATGGTCACTGACAAGATCACGTTCGAACAGGCTGTCGACGAGCTTACAGCGAATCGCAAGAAGGCGACGTTCGACTGGACAGCACCGGCAGGCGGTGGGACCAAAGAAACAAACATGAACAGCACGATGAACGCCCTGATTCGGGGCGCTCTGAAATAACGAAAGGAGAATCATATGCCGAATATTATTGACAGAAATGCACTTTCCGGGCTTATTCCGGAACCCGTAACCCGCGAGATCATGCAGGGCGCTATCGCGGAATCCGCAGTCCTTCGCATGGGGAAGAGACTGGCGAATATGTCCAGCAAGACGCAGACCATCAACGTCCTCGACGCGCTTCCCTCTGCGTACTTCGTCAACGGCGAAGCAACCGATACCGGAGCCGGTGAGGCTTTCAAGCAGACCACGAAGATGGCGTGGGACAAGAAGAAAATCTATGCCGAGGAAATCGCGGTTATCGTCCCCATCCCAGAAGCAGCACTGGATGACGCAGATTATGACATCTGGGGCGAGGTAAGACCCAGACTGACCGAAGCTTTCGGAAAGGTCATTGACGCTGCCATCCTGTTTGGCACGAACAAGCCAACCACGTGGCGCGATGGCGTCGTTCCTTCCGCTATCGCTGCTGGTAACGGAGTTGCGGCAAGCTCTGATGTATTTACCGACATCATGGGCGAAGGCGGTCTTATCGCGAAGGTAGAACTTGACGGCTTCAACCCGAACGGCGTTATGTCTGCGATTCAAATGCGCGGCAAGCTGCGCGGGCTGAAGGACACGACCGGTCAGCCCATCTTCAAGTCCGACATGCAGGGTGCAACGCGCTATGGTTTGGATGGTATGGATATGTACTTCCCGATGAACGGCGCATTTGACCCGGCACAGGCACAGATGATCGTCGGCGACTGGACGCAGCTGGTATACGCCATCCGTCAGGACATGACCTTTAAGATCTTCACCGAGGGTGTCATTCAGGACCCGAGCACGAAGGCAATTACATACAACCTCATGCAGAACGATATGGTCGCTCTCCGTGCGGTCATGCGTCTCGGCTGGGAAATCGCAAACCCGGTCAACGCGTACAACGTTGACATTGCCAACCCGTTCCCGTTCTCTGTTTACGGAAAGGCAGGCACGGTCTCCACAGTTACCGTATCTCCGGCGACAGCAACTGTGAGCAAGGGTGCCAGCAAGGCGTTTGCGGCTTCTGTTGCTGGTGAAGGCATCGTGAGCGGCGATGTCGAGTGGAGCCAGAGCGGCGCGAAGTCTTCCATTTCGGAAAACGGTATCCTGACGGTCGCTTCCAACGAGACGTCCGCGAGCATTACCGTTACCGCGAAATCCAAGCAGGACAGCGCGAAGACCGGTACGGCTACTGTGACGGTAGGTTCGTAACAGAAAGGAGCTGGCGCAATGATATACGCCGATTATGAGTACTACTGCGATATCTACAAGGGAACGGTAGACGCTGACAGCTTTTGCAAATTTGCGACACGCGCCAGTTCCTTCCTTGACTACTATACGCAAAACCGAGCAAAGGATTTTGCAGAGCTGGATGCTGTGAAAATGTGCTGCTGCGCCTTAGTCGACCAGTATATGCTGATCGACACGGCGCAGGAGCTTGCCAGAAAGAATGTGTCCGCCGGGCTTGCATCTGACGAAGGAGAATTGCAGAGCGAGACTGTAGGCGGCTATTCTCGGACGCTTCGCAGCGGAGGTGATTCTTCCGTGTCTGCATTGAAAGCGGCTTCGGAGGCGAAGAAGGCTCTTGTAAGCGTAGCGCGTGAATATCTAGCCCATACCGGGCTTCTCTACAGAGGCAGGTGTTTTGCATGTACGCCCCCCACACCGTAACAATCTACAACGTCACGCAGGAGCAAGACCAGAATTTTAATGACACGCAGAAGCGCTATATCACGGTAATTCGCGGCGTGATGCTCCAAGCGTCGAAAGCTGCCAATGTCCGCGCGAGCGGACTTGAAGGAGCGGACGCGGTGAATCTGTACATTCCGTTCTCTGCGTCTGCTGTAGACGGCGTGACAGGAATGGAGAAGCGCTACGTCGGACCGCAGGAGTTCTGGCGTGCAACCGATAAAAGCAAAATCTGGACGCTATCCACGGACGGAAACGGCGGCACGACCTTCTTTGTGAAAGGTGAAGTAGTCGAGCCGGACAAGACGGAAGAACAGATTGAGATGCTTTATGACGATGTGTACAAAGTGACAAAGGTGGACATGAAGGACTTCGGCAGTCCTTCTATGCAGCACTGGCAGGTCGGAGGCACGTGATGCTGAAATTCAGTGTGAAAACCGACGGCTTTGACGAGCTTCAGGAGGTTATAGCACGGGCTTGTACAAAAGCCGAACACATTGTTGCTGTGCAAATGAAAAAGGACACAAGCCCGTATGTGCCGTTCCTGACGGGCTCTCTTGACCAGAGAACACTTGTGGACGGCAATGCGATCATCTATCCGGGACCGTATGCAAGATTTCTGTATTACGGAAAAGTCATGGTTGACCCGGAGACCGGAAGCACATACGCGCCCAAAGGTGGGACGAAGGTGCTGACCGATAAAAACCTTGTGTTTAACACGTCTGGGCATTCGCAGGCACAATCACATTGGTTCGAAGCGTCCAAGGCTGAAAACCTAGACAAATGGATTCGAGTCGCAGACAAGGCGGTGAAAAATGGACTCTGAGAAGCAAAAGAAACTGGTATCCGCAGAGGAAGAGCAGGACATATCGCGGAAGATGATGGTATGGGCGAATTCCTTTTCAGATGACGATATGCCGGCTGCGACGATCAACTACGAATTCCTCGCCGCTGATTCTGCGAGCATGGCGCTGTCCACGATTCAGGGCACATATATCACGCGGAAATATATCATCGGCGGGCACGAGGCAGAATACCAGTTCAAAATTATCGCCCGCATCTTCCCGGGCAGCAGCAACGACAAGCGCCTGAAAGCCGACGCGGTTTTGAACCGCTTCGGGGATTGGGCAATGCAGAATTATCCGTCTTTGGGTGACGGCATCCGCGTCCGGCGTATGGACGTATCCAGCCGCGCGGCGATGTTCGCCCGATACAATGATGGAACAGAAGACCACCAAATTTTAATGAAGATGACTTACGAGGTGATATAAATGGCAGAAACTACTTTTAACACCACGAGCGGCCAGCCGGTAGACAGAGAATTACTCATCGCGTACCTGAACACGGGGTCCGAGACTGCGCCGGTTTGGTCGCCTTTTGGCACTCGAGTCACGGATTCGAGCATGGAATACGACTGGCAGGAGGATTCCAGCAAGGATATCCTCGGCACGACCAGAACCACAATGAAGAAGCCGATCATTACGCAGAGCTTTGAGCCGTGCGAACTCGACGCGGGCGACGCTGCGCTTACGAAGATCTGGAACCTTGCGGTCAAAGATCAGGACGCCGCAGCTCTTGCGAACCAGGATGTGCTTATCGTCCACCATTACGCGGGAACGGCCAAGACAGCGGCGTTCGCCGAACGGTACGATGCGACGATGGTCAAGCCCTCGAGTCTCGGCGGCGAAGGCGGCGGCTATGTCGGCATGCCTATCGACGTCACGCTTGGCGGCAACAGAACCACGGGCACGGCGGCGGTCGGCGCTGGCGGAACGGTAACATTTACAGCGGATTCGGAATAAGGGGGAGCAATAGATGGCAGAAATCAGATTTGACACCGGCATAGTGGCGTTTAACATCAACGACGCTGTGACGATTGAATTCAACCCTACGGACAGCGAAGTTGTAGAGAAAATCTACAACACGTTTGAAGAACTGGACAAAAAGCAGGATGCGTACAAGGCAGAAGTTGAGCGCTGCGCAGACAAAAAGGAAATTTTTGAGATTGCGCGCCGTAGAGACCAAGAAATGCGCGACATGCTGGATGGACTCTTCGGGAAGCCGATCTGCGCGCCCCTGTTTGGCACGATGAACGTCTATGCAATGGCCGACGGTCTTCCTGTCTGGTGCAATCTGATGCTTGCCGTCATTGATCAGATCGATACGACGTTCTCCCGCCAGAAGAAACTTACTGACCCGAGAATCAAGAAGTATACGGAGCGATGGAAAAAGTAATCTGGTCGCTGCCGACCTCGGTTGATGTAAACGGAACAGAATACGGAATTCGGTCGGACTATAGAGCGGTGTTGGATATCCTCACCGCTCTTACCGATAACGAGTTGGATGACCATCTCAAGACCGAGGCGGCACTAGAGATTTTTTATCCCGGTTTCGACGAAATGCCTCCAGGAGACTATCAGGAGGCCCTAAATCAATGCTTCCGGTTTATTGACCGGGGGCAAGATCGGAAAGAGAAGAAACACGAACCTGCATTGATGTCGTGGGAACAGGATTTTGACATCATTATTGCTCCGATCAACCGGATTGCCGGGTGTGAGGTGCGGGCGCTGGAATATCTACACTGGTACTCGTTTCTGAGCTTCTATCAGGAGATCGGTGACTGTCTCTTTGCTCAAGTCGTCCGCATACGCGATAAAAAAGCGCACGGGAAGTCTCTGGATAAACAGGACAGGGAATTCTACCGGAAAAACAGGGATATTATCGATCTGAAAACGACGTATACAGAGTCCGAAAAGGACGTTCTAGCCGCATGGGGCATTTCAAAATAAGGTGGTGAGAAAATGGCAGATGGAAGAATCGTTGTTCAAGCGGAGGTCGACGCAAAAAACGCGCAGAAGGAGCTTGATAAACTGACGGCGAAAATCGACAAAATGGAAGCCGAGCTGAAAAAAAGCACCGGAGAGCAGAGTGGCTTGAAATCTCAGCTTGACGCAGCGAAAGAATCTGCAAAACAGGCAGAAAATGCGCTGAAATCGTTGCGGGCTGAATCCGCGCGGCTTCGGCAGATCACGTCCGGTGAGGTGTCTGCGTCTCCGGAGGCTTATATCACAGCATACGGACGGCAGACGGAAGTCGCGGCGCAAATCAAAGAGCAGGAATCAATCTTAAAAGATCAAGACAAGATCGTTGAGAGTTTGGACGGGAAATATGCAAAAATCACGGACAAAGTGATCGCGCAGACTTCTGCTTTGGACGCTGCGAAGCAAAAAGCCGGAGAACTCACGGAGCAAATCACAAACGCAAGCGGCGCGACAGAGCGAATGGAGACCGCCGCGAAGAAGGTTTCCGACAGCATGAACACGTTCAGTAAGCGTGTTTCCGGGCTTTTTAAGCGCGTTCTTGTTTTCAGCCTGATTACTCGGGCACTGCAAAGTTTACGGACTTGGCTCGGGAAAACAATCATGAAAAATGAGGAGGCACGGGCTGCGGTCGCAAGACTGAAAGGCGCGTTGCTGACGCTGGCGCAACCGATTCTTCAAGTCGTAATTCCGGCGTTTATAACGCTCGCTAACGTACTGACGCGCATTATAACATTGCTGGCTAGGATCGTGTCTAAGATTTTTGGAACGACTTACGAAAAGTCGGCAGCGGCTGCAAAGTCTCTATATGACGAGCAAGAGGCGTTAGAAGGCGTCGGGAGCGCGGCGAAAAAAGCTGGGAAGTCGATGGCAAGCTTTGACGAAATCAATCAGCTGTCGAGCAATTCGGACGAAAGCGCGGGCGGCATCGGAGGTGCTGGCGCGTCTGGTGAGATTGCACCGAATTTCGCATCTAAAATCAAAGACCAGATCACCGCGATTACGGAACTGTTTCTTGGTGCAGGGCTTTTGGCGCTTGGTGCAATCTTGACATTCTCCGGCGCGAACATTCCGCTCGGGCTTGCGTTGATGGCAATTGGAGCGTTGGCAATCTACGATGCTGTGTCGGAAAATTGGGGCGGAATCGCTGAACTGCTGCAAGGGCAGATCGGTAAAATCACAGCCATTGTGAGCGCAGCGCTTTTGGCACTTGGCGCCATTTTGCTATTCAGCGGTGCAAACGTTCCTCTCGGTTTAGGACTGATTATCGCGGGCGCTATTGGGCTTGCAGCTGTAGCAGCCGCTAATTGGGAAGGACCAGTCGCAGAACTTAAGGCGGTTATCACGGAACTGACGCTAATCGTAAGCGGTGCACTGCTGGTAATTGGCGCAATTTTGACGTTTACCGGGGCAAATGTGCCTCTTGGCATAGGGCTTATGATAGCGGGCGTAGCTGGGCTTGCCGCAGCCGCTGCGATCAACTGGGGCGCTGTTAAAAAGTTTGTTCAGGAAAATGTTTACGAAATCATGGCAGTTGTGAGTGCGGCGCTGCTCGTCATTGGCGCGATTCTCACGTTTTCCGGTGCAAATTTACCGCTTGGCATCGCACTAATGGCGGCGGGTGCTGTTGGACTTGCAGCTGTTGTAGCAATTAACTGGGGCAGCATTAAACAGGCATTGCAAGGACCAATAGGAGTTGTAACAGCGCTTGTAAGCGCGGCATTGCTTGCATTGGGCGCTGTGTTAGCGTTTTCCGGCGCAAATATTCCACTCGGTATTGCTCTAATGGCAGCGGGTGCAGTTGGATTGAGGGCAGCAATCACAGCAAACTGGGACACGATTCAAGGCAAACTGCGCGGTCCGCTCGGCGTAATAACTGCTTTACTTGGCGTATCTTTGCTTGTGCTTGGCGCGGTTCTCCTGTTTACAGGTGCCGGAATTCCTCTTGGTCTTGGGTTGCTGGCGGCAGGCGGTGCAAGTCTTGCAGCGGCGATTGCCCCAAATTGGAATTTCATTATAGACAAAATCAAATCCTGTTGGGCAGCGGTAAAAAGCTTCTGGGATAAAAACATTGCGCCCGTGTTTACGGCGGAATGGTGGGCAAACCTTGCAAAGAATGCCTTAAACGGTTTTATCGGCGTGTTTGAAGCGGCAATTAACGGAATCATTGATGGAATTAATTTCCTCATTTCCTGCTTGAATAAAATTCACATTGATATTCCGGATTGGGTGCCGGTTATCGGTGGCAAATCGTTTGGCTTTAATATCCCACCGGTGAGCAAAGTAGCACTCCCGAGGCTGGCAGAAGGCGCTGTCATCCCTCCGAACAGGGAGTTTATGGCGGTGCTGGGCGACCAGAAGAGCGGTACGAACATCGAAACGCCGCTTGAGACAATGGTGCAGGCATTCAAACGGGCTATGAACGAATCCGGCGGTGGACGATCTCAGACAATCATTCTGCAGCTGAACGGCAGAGAGTTTGCCCGAGCAGTCTATAAAGCAAACAACGACGAAACGCAGCGTGTAGGTATGAAACTGGCGGGGGTGAAGGCATGAGAAGTGTATTGACTCTCGACGGAACAGCTTATCCAAACCTCCACGTAACAAGTCTAAAGAGATCTTTCGCAGTGCTCGACGGCGATAATGCAGGGCGTGTGATGACTGGCGCGATGGTTCGTGATATCATCGGCACGTTTTACAACTACAGCGTGGAGCTTGACCCGGTTGGAACTGACCCGGCGGAATATGACAGGTTCTATGAAGCAATTTCCGCGCCAGTTGATAGTCATGTACTGACCGTCCCATACGCGCAGTCGGTGCTTACTTTTGATGCATACGTCGCGAACGGCGACGACGAACTGCTGACATCTTACGGGCAGCGGAATGAATGGGGCAACCTGACATTTAATTTTGTGGCGATGAAGCCGAAGAGGACACCGGCATGAGCGTGAAAGTCGTATATGAAGACGTTGCTGTCGGCTCTGCGGCGGCTTCGAGTGTGGAGACAAGCGAGGCTATGGGTATCTCAAAAACCTCGCTGCTCCCGTTCGGCGCGCTGGAAGGACCGATTGCAACGACGGAACAGAACCAGTGGGTATTGAACGGTACGCGGAAGGTCAAGCCCGCATCCGAGCCGGTTGGCTTCTGGTCCATGACTCGGAGCGGGGACGACTGCACGTTTACGACCCCACCGACGATCACAATCACGCTGGACGGACAGTTTACTTCCCTCGGCATCTATTTCAAGTTCGACGGCGAAACGGGGGATTATTGCAGCGACCTGAATATCACGTGGTACAACGGGACAACGCAGCTGGCTACACAGCAGTTCTTCCCGAACAGCGGAAATTACTTCTGTGAGAAAACTGTGGAACTGTATAACAAAATCAAGATTCAGTTCAACAAAACGAATCTGCCAAACCAACCGATCAAGGTATCCCTTATCCTTTTCGGCATTGTTCGAGAGTTCGAGCGGCAGGAGCTTCGGAGCGTTGAGGCGACCGAAGAACTGAACATCATATCCGACGAGCTGGCGATTAACACGCTGGATTTCACGCTGGACAGCATGGAAGATATTGATTTTATTTTCCAAGAGAAGCAGCCCGTTTATGCGTACAACGGAAAGACGAAAATCGGCACGTTTTACATCGACGAATCTACCCGCGTAAGCAAAAACGTATACAACGTTTCCTGCATTGACGCTTTGGGAATTTTGGACGAAGACCCATTCCCGGCTGTTGTTTATTCAAACGCCAATGCGAAAACGGTTTTAGAAAGCATCCTCGGCGGGTATTTCGTCTTGGAGCTTTCGGAGGAACTACGGACCGAGAAACTGACAGGATATATTCCTGATTGCACGCGAAGGGAAGCTTTGCAGCAGGTGGCGTTTGCGCTTCGGGCTGTTGTGGACACCAGCGGAACAGGAAACGTGAAGGTATGGAGACTGTCTGAGGAAACACCGACGGAGATTCCCATGAACCGGCTCTACGTCGGCGGCGAAGTCAGCCAGTCTGCCATCGTGACAGAGGTAAGAGTTACCGCGCACACGTACAGCACGTCCGGAAGCGGAAGCGATACGATTGAAGCCGGCGGGAAAAAGTATTTCCACACGACGGCGGTCACGGTAAAACAGAACCCGAACATTACGGCATCCACGAAGCCAAACGTCATCGAGGTCAAAGACGCGACGCTTGTCAACTCCACGAATGTTGCAGCGGTGACACAGCACGTCTTTGACTATTATATGCGGCGGCAGACGCACAGCGTTCAGATCGTCATGGACGAGGAGCTTCCCGGTGACTATGTAGACACCACAACTCCGTGGGATGACCACATTACCGGGACGATAACAAGCATGACCATCAAACTGAGCGGCATCGCGGCGGCTGAGTGCGACATCGTCGGAACGGGGGCTTCTGCATGAGAATTATGAAAACCTTAATCACCGACCGGACACAGGCAGACGCTTCCTATGCTGAGAAGCTTTACAAGAAGCTGTGGAGCGACTTCACGGAACAGGAAAAGGCAGACTTTGAAGCTGGCTTGAAAGGCTCTTACAAAGCGTCTGACCTGAACCGCGTCGGCACGGCGCTTATCACCATCCGTGATCGGCTAAGAACGCACTGTATCGACGTTCCGGCAGAAGTGCGGGAAGATTACGGTTCTGACGAAGTGCTCGACAAAGACGTTATGGACGCTTATATCGAATCCGCGAACGCCGTATACGACGCAGTTGTCAATCCTGCCCCGCGCCCTCCGGCAAAGATCAACGACCTAGACTGGGAAGGCGCGAACAACATTGAAAAGACGATCATCGCTGTAGATGACGTGTTGGAGAGCCGGGAGGTCGGCTGGATTTATGCCGACGCGGAACTATACGCAGGAGACATGGGGGGATAACATGAAAGACCGAACTCCAAAATTTCCGGGGCGGGTAAATCTCAAGCCCGTTGCCGGACAGACAGATACTTACGACATGACGCGTGCCGACGACCCGGACGATACCGGCACGCCGTTCAATACACGCACAATGCTTCAGGACTCCACGGGGCGCTTTCTCCGGCTTCCGGTGTCTAATCCCTTCGTGGACGACGCATTGCGGCATATGCCGGACAGGATAGAACCCATTGGGACGGTGAAGACCTCTCCGGCGCTGAGTCTGGGCGACGCGTGGCTCCCGTGCGACGGCTCTCAGGTGACGTTTGCGGAATATCCGACGCTGTGCCAGATTCTACGAAATACGGTCGGAGAAGTCACATGGGACGGGATAACAGTCGGAACGGCTCCGAACTTTCAAGAAATGTCACGGGTCGTGAAGTTCAATGGCAAGTTTTACGTTGCTGGCTGCTATTACACTAAGAACTCCGGAAGCGCACAATATGTGTACACATTAAGCGTTGCGGCATCGGAACAGGCAACAGGACCATACACGGTTGTACACACAGAAACGGTATCTGTTTCTGAGTCGTTACCTAGCAGCGGAGCGCACAGTGGAGGCGCACCTGTCCAAATGGTGGCTTCAGATGATCTTTTGGTAGCCGTTTTTGATACAAGGGGCGATTACCAATTTCACAACACTATTTCATCAATAAGTAAGATTCAAGTGCTATCTTCAAAGGATGGAATCGCGTGGACAAGAAAAACGGCGTCATATACTGGTTGGCAGTCAAACATAGCAGATTGGCGCCCCAATATCAAAGGATTGGCTACAGACGGAACGTACTGGGCATTTCCGACAGCACGTTACATTTTTTATACGGACGACCCTCAGAATGCAACAGAGTGGACGGCAAAACTGATCTTCCAATATCCTTTCGCATGTGTTAGCAGACTGAGCTATGTGAATGGACAGTGGCTCGCAGTTGTCGGAAGCTCTGCTTCCAACCAAAAATTGAAAGCTGCTGTGTGGGCTTCTACGGTGCCTATTGGTTCGTGGACAAGTAAAGGCTTAGTCGGTGCTACGGAATCGCTCAACCAAAATGCTACATCTGTCGTTTATTATTCAGGAAGATACTGGGTTGCAGTAGACGGCGGAACGGGTGTGATGAGTTCCAGCAACCTTACGGATTGGGTATCAGAGGGGACAGCCGGGATACATTCGATAGACAACGTAAATTCCGCTCTGCTTGCAACAGAAAGACTTCTTGCACTTGGTGGAACAAACATCAAATTAGAGACAACCAGCGACCCAAGTTTAGGATGGAACATTGCCGCGCTTCCTGCTGGCGCTTACGCACATGATTTATCGGCAGATGGGGATACCGTTTTGGCATCCGGAGGGGGACTGATCTCATACCACGACTACTCGACGGATGTACGTCTGCTGCCAACGATTTCCCTGTCGGACGACACGACGACGTTTATCAAGGCGAAGAACGAGCTGGATGTTTTTGAAGCACAGGCTGGGGGTGATTAAGTGTTTCAGAAAATCGCGAACGCTTTATCGGTGGAAGTAGAGGGAACCGACCTGACGAAAGCGACGAAGCTTGAGTTCTATGTGCGACAGGGGTGTTCCTTCTTCCAGTATGAACCTACAGTAGTCGACGAAACGCACCTTCTTGTAAAAATCCCGTATGCAGACGCGATGCGGCTGCAAGCAAGCACCGTAAGGATACAGCTTGCCTTAACGGATGGCGACGGAAACCCGATGGCGGCTGAAATTGTGCAGACGGACGCAAAGCGTTTTTTGAAGGAGACGGGATATGATTAAAATGACGCTTTCCCAGCCGGAGATCAAGATGAAGATCGCCCCGGCGAAGGTGGTCTACCAGGGTGGCGGCAGCGGGAATGTGTATTCGGCGGACATCAACCGGATTGTGACGATTGACCGTGCAGAATATGACGCGCTTGCCGCGAAGGACAAGAAGACGCTGTATCTGATACGGGGGTGACGGCGTGATTACAATCGGCGAAGAACAGATCAAGGAATTATTTGTTGGCGAGATGGGCGTGAAGACCGTCTGCGTCGGCGAAGAGGTTATCTATACCCGCCAGGGCGGATTTTTGTACATTGAACTGAGTGAAACGAAAGGGGCTTAACACATGGCAAGTTTTTTCAAGCTAATTCTTGATACGTTAGCACCGTCTGGGCTTACATTGCTGCTTAACAATGGTGCGACGTATGCAACCAGCAATACGGTCACGGCGAGCATCGCGGTAGAAGACGCCACTACGACCGGATACCAGATGAAAATCTGGGGCACAAAGGCAGCAGAGACCGAGGAAACGGCGTCTTGGGAAACCTTCGCAGCATCGAAGTCGCTGGTTTTGCCTGCCGGTGATGGACTCAAGACCGTACATATCAAGGTCCGCGACGATGTCGGCAACGAATCTGCAGCAGTTACTGCATCCATTACCGTCAATACGGCAGTTCCGGTTGTGACCATTACCGGTCCGGACAAGAGTAAGATCTCGAAGGTCACGGGCTTCGACGTGTGCGCGTTCTCGTTCACGTCCGACGTGGACTTCGAGGAATACACCGTGCGCGTGGTCCCGAGCGAAAGCAGCCTGAACACCGCAGGCACGCAGATTCCGGTCACGGGCGGCTCGACCAATACGTCCGGCACGACTGGCGGCTACAAGAAGAACACCGCAATCAACGTCACCATCAACGGTGCGGACCTTGAGACGGCTTCCTCCGGCGACGGCACGAAGATTGTCAAGGTGTTCGTCAAGAACGCCGCCGGTACGTGGAGCGTGGCGTAATGAGCGCGCCGGGGCTGACATTCTCCGTCACGGGGAATAAGATTTCGGCAGTCTCGGGCTTCGATTCGATCACCGTTTCGTTCTCCTCGGACGTTGCGTATCAGGCGTTTGAGTGCCGCGCGACGAAAGCCGGGGAAGACTGGGGTCGCGGGAAAGGGGCGCTGATTGCGTCCTTCTCCCAGACCCCGGCGGGGACACAGCGAACATTCGAGGTCTATGACGATTTCCTTCTCTCCGGTGATGGCGAGTACCGGATTTCTCTGTTTGCACAGGCGATGGATGGCAGCTGGAACGATAACTGGGGATTTATTCCCTCGGGCGAGACTGATACCATGCTGACAGCAGACGGAGAAGAATTCCTCTGTATGAAGGAGTGATAGTATGGCATACAACAGCGCATATACCGGCGCTCAAGTTGATGAGGCGGTAGGCAGAGTTCTGGGAGGCGGTAGTGGACCGAAACAGTACACCGGCACGCTTCTTGCCTCGGGATGGGCTGCGGACTCGCACGGCTACCAGGCGCAGACGATCACGATCACGGGGCTGAAAGCTGCCTATGACGTTGACCCGCAGTGGGACGTTGCGCTTTCGGGCACGGACCCGGACGCAGACGCGGCGCTTTTGGAGGGCTTCGCACTCATCCACAACTACACAACTGGCGCGAACTCTTTGACCGCGCAGTGTATTGGCAAAGCGCCGACGGTGAATGTCCCCGTGAAGGTGGTGGTGTTCGGATGAGCGGAAGAAGTCCAAGATGGTTTACTGGAATTAAGCCTTCATATGAGGCAAATTTTTCGGATAATACCTGGGAACAGATCATTGCTATCTGCCAGAAAAAGGTTGTCCCCTCAACGTGGAAGATTGGAGATCAGAAGGCGATGATGATTGGCTCCACGGACTATCTGGTTGACATTATCGGCATCAACCACGATGACTACGCCGACGGCTCCGGCAAAGCCCCGTTTACCTTCCAGATGCATGAATGCTATCACGAGAAGAAGCGTATGAACCTTGCCGCGACCAATGAAGGCGGCTGGACTAGCTGCG